CGCGGCATGGTGGAAGGCGCGCTGCACGGTGTGGCCGCGCTGCACGACTTGTCGATTCAGACGGGCGCTTCGGTAGAGCAGTTTTCTGCCTTGGTGTCGGTTGGCAAGTTGACGGGCACCACCGGCGACGAGATCGCCGGGATGATGAACAAGCTGGCCAAGAACATGGCCGTGGCCAATGAAGAGAGCAAGGGCACGGGGCAAGCGATCGCCGCTTTGGGCCTGAACTTCAACGACTTCAACGCCATGTCGCCCGACGAAAAGTTGGTTACGTTGGCAGGGGCCATGAACGGTTTTGCCGATGGCTCCGATAAATCCGCCGTCGCCATGACGCTACTGGGGAAGTCGGGTGCGCAAGCGCTGCCGTTCTTGCAAGAACTGGCTGACGTGGGCGAACTGCATGCCAAGGTCACCGAAGAACAGGCCACGCAAGCGCGCCAGTTCGAGGTAGACATGAAGCGCCTGCAGGTCAGCGGCGACGCCTGGAAGAAGGAATTGTCGCTGGGCATGCTGCCCGCGTTGCAAGAGGCCGCCACCGCCACGCTCGGCATGGTGAACGATACCGGGGGGCTGCGTGAAGAAATCAAAAAGCTATCTGCCGACGGCTCCATTGCCGACTGGACGCGCACAGCCATCGTGGGCGCCACCTATGTGATGGATGCGTTCAGCGGCCTTAAGGACGTGATCATTACCGTTGGATCGAGTATCGGTTTTATGGCGGCATCCGCCATGCTGCAGTTCGAGGGAATTTCCACCATTGTCAACAAAGTGATCCATGGTGATTTTGCTGGCGCGGCTGAAACCTACCGCACTACGACGGTGGCCCAGCAAAAGATGACCGAGGACTTCCACGACACGCTCGACAAGACCTGGGGCGAAAGCACCTTGGGGCAGCAACTGCGCGACCGCATTGCCAACGTGCAGGCGGTGGGTGTTGCCGTTGGGGAAGATAGAGCGCAGCTCGATTACCACTCCGAGTCGATGGCAAAAGCCAAGGAAGTTGCCGACCAGGCCGCCAAGGCGGGTACCGATTACGCCCGATCGATCCAGGATTCGAACGAAAAGCTGCAGCTTGAAATTGACCTGGGCCATAAGCTGACGCCCGCTCAAGATGCCGATCTAAAACTCACGCAAGACTTGGCTGCCGGGAAAAAAGTCATGTCCGCTGAGCTTGAGACACTGACTCGTGCCGGGATCGCCAATGGAGATGTGTTAGCAACCAACTACAAAAACCAGCAGCAGGACACGGACGAGAACTACAAATCCGCCGTGGCGATCCAGACCAAGATCGACAAGCTGAACGACGAAACCAGCAAGACACGCGACAACAACGACATGATGTTCCTGACCAAGGAACAGATCGTAGAGATCAAGATTGCGCGGCTCGAAGAAATGGCCGTCGCCGCCGACCATCAGGCACAGATGCTCGAAGAGGCTGGGTTGAGCCAAGACCTCATAGACGCACAAAAAAATCTGGCGGCCGCGTATCGTGGCGCCGAAGCCGAGGCGAGTCGCGGCGCTATCTTGCAAAACGCAAAAGACACAGCAGCCGAGTGGAAAAAAACGTCTGATCAGATCGGCGCAGGCCTGACTCAGGCATTTTTAGGCGCGGTTGAAAGCGGCAAGAGCATCTTCGTGGCGTTCCGCGATTACCTCATCAAGATGTTCGAGCAAATGGTGCTCACGCCCACCATCCAGGCAATCATGTCGCCCGTGTCCAATGCTCTCACCGGCATGGTCAACGGCGCCCTGGGGATCACAGGTGGCGGCAGTGGCTCATCTGGCGCTGGGGGGATGGCAGGTGCATCTTCCATGGGCAGTTCGCTCATGTCAGGCGCCAGCGCCCTGGGATCGATGGCCACCGGCTCGATGTCACTGGCCAACGGCGCGGGCAGCATTGCCGCCAATGCTGGTTATGCCGGTGGCGGTATCGATGGGCTGCTGGCTACAAATGGTGCGTACGGCACGGCGGCTGCAGCGGGCGCTACGAGCGTCGGTGCAGGGACGTTGGCCGGCGCGGGCGCGGAAACCGGCATGACGATGGGCAGCGCCGCTGCGATGGATGCGGGCTACGGCGCGGTGGCAGAGGGCGCATCGGTGGGCGGCTCAGAGATTGCTGCAGGGATATCGGCTGGTCCGCTGGGCTGGGTGGCGCTCGGCATCTCGGCGCTGTTCTCGCTCAACGGCGGCAGCGACTACAAACCGCATGGCGAGGAAAAATCCACATTCGGTCCAGATGGTTCGGTCAAGAGCGGTGGTATGGGCGGCACGCTGGTGCACAAAGGCGTACCCAGCGAGGTGGAGCAAATGTATCTGGCCGAGGCCGCCAAGATGGGTGTGGCCAAGCGCGCGGTGGAGTTTGATTACACCGAGTATTTCAATGGTCACATTGAAGAAGCGAGTCTCTTGGTGGACGGGAATCCGATGGACATCATTGTTCTGTCAGACCCATCCTCGCTGGAAGACGTGAAAGCCCAGGCAGCCCTGGCTGCGGTGACGCAGCAATACCCCAACTTTGAAAACGACCGCAGCTCAATCTCCGGAATGGCCACGGGCGGCGACTGGGGCGGTGGTATCCGCTTGGTTGGCGAGAACGGCCCCGAGATCGAAGTCACCGGCCCGTCGCGCATCTTCAATGCCGACCAAACCGCCAGCATGCTGCGCTCGGGCGGTGCAGACAACACCGAGCTGCTGGTGGAGATGCGGCTGCTGCGGCGCGCCTTTGAACAGAACGTGGCGAACACCGCCAAAACTAATCGAACCCTGGACCGCATCGTGCCGCTGGGTGATGCCCTGAGCGTAAGGACGGTGGTATGAAGGTTGTCAAGCCCATTGTGATCGACAGCTCGGCGCTCTACAGCACCACGGCCACCGAAACCTACAGCGCCTGGGCCAGCGCCACCTCGTACACATTGGGTGCGTTCGTGATCCTGACCAGCACGCAGCGCGTCTATCAGTGCCTGATCGCGGGCGTGGACGCCACATCGCCAGACGCGTCGGCACTGCTCACCACGCCGCATTGGTTGGACGTTGGCCCCACCAACAAATACGCCATGTTCGACAGCCTGGTGGGCACGCAGACGGTGAGCACCGCGCCGCTGACGGTGGTGATCCACCCTGGATACGTCAACAGCCTGGCGTTGTTCGGTATGGAGGGCACGCAGGTGGATGTGACGGTGCGCGACGCGCTGGCCGGCAACATTGTGTACACCTACAGCCAGCCGCTGGACGGCACCATCATCGCCGATTGGTACCAGTACTACTTTGAACCCTATGTGCAGAAGGCAGATGTGGTGCTGACCAACCTGCCGCCGTATGTGGACGCGTATATCACCGTCACCGTCAGCGGTACCGGCACGGTTAAGTGCGGCATTCTGGCCGCAGGCACTTTCTACACAATGGGAGACACCCAGTACGGCGCCACCGCGTCGATCATCGACTACAGCAAAAAGAACACCGACGCCCTGGGCAACACCACCTTCGCCAAGCTCGCCTACAGCAAGCGCATGACGGCGAACCTCTCTCTGGACAACGGCCAGCTCAACAAAGTGCAGCGCGTTCTGGCGGATTTGCGCGCCACGCCGTGCGCCTGGCTGGGCGTGGACGCAGCAGGCTTTGAGCCGCTCACCGTTTTTGGTTTTTACCGCAATTTTTCTATCGACATCGCCTACCCGACGTCGAGCTATTGCAGCCTCGAAATTGAAGGACTCACCTAATGTCAATCTCATCCCTACCCACACCTCCAACGCGCAGCGATTCCAGCACTTTTGCTGCGCGCGGAGACGCATTCTTGGCGGCACTTCCTACCTTCGTCACCGAAGCCAACGCGCTGCAAGCGGATGTGAACGCAAAACAGGTAGCCGCCGCCGTCAGCGCCGCTGCTGCAGCATCTGACCGCATCGTCACCCAAGCCGCCGCTGCCGCCGTCAACGTTACCAACCCCGTCGCCAATGCCGCCGCAGCAGCAGCATCTGCCGCCTCCGCTGCGGCGTTTGCATCCACCGCCCAAGCCACCAACCCCGACTCACCCATCCGCATCAATCCGCGCGAGATCACTACCAATTTCACGCTGGCGAGCAACTACAACGCTGCCAGCGTGGGGCCCATCACCGTATCCGACGGCGTCACGGTCACCGTGAGTGACAACGCCACCTGGTCAATCCACTAACCCAAGCCACGAAGGAAATCATATGAGCACCCTTGTCACCCGCAACATCCAAACTCCCGACGGCTCGCCCGTCTCCTTCCCTGGAGGCATCCGCATCGGCACAGCCACCGGCGCCGGCCTGGTCAACAACATCGGAACCCCTGGCCAGCAGGGTTTTGGCGTGGGCATTGCGCCCAGCATCCCCAGCGGATTCGCCGCGCTCTACGGCACCAATGACCCGGCCAGCGACACCTATGGAAACTATCAATACACCGACGGATCGATCATGGTCTACATGCCGGCGTTCTATTACAAATACGGCACAGGCGCCAACGGCTTTGCCCTGAACGTGGTGGATGTCAAGGCCTTCAGCTACTTTGCAGACGTCGCGACAGCCAATGCAGCAGGCTACGCGCTGCACCGCGCGTTCTACAACGGCGGCACCATCCGCCCCGGCGTGTTTGTCGACAAGTACATGTGCAGCAACAACAACGGCACCGCCAGCTCACTGAAGAACGGCGTGCCCCTGGCTAGCGCGCAACGCGGCGCCGTGGCATCCACCGCCTTCGCCACATTGACGGGCGCCCCTGCCAATGCGTTCTATGGCGCTATCCCAGCCGCCAAGACGCGCGGCAGCGTGTTCTTTTGCTCCAGCCGATTCATCCGCGCTGCACTGGCGCTGTTGTCCAACGCCCATGGCAGCGCGAGCACGGGAACCACCTATAACGCCTGGTACTCGGCCGGCAGCACGAATTTTCCAAAGGGCTGTAACAATAACGCCTTAGGCGACACAAACGACGGCTCGATCGCCTTCCTGGACGATGGCACAGCCACCAACTGCAGCAAGACGGGCAGCGCCAACTTCTTCAGCAAGACCACGCACAACGGCCAAAACTGTGGCGTCGCCGATTTGAACGGCACACTGTGGAGTATTGAGCCCTTCGGCTTGACGAGCAACGGCACCAACTTCTATCTGCTTAACACCGCCGCAGACGTCAACGCCATGACCAGCGGCAACACCCTGGCCACCGACGCCTGGGGCGCCACCGGCCTGGCCGCGCTGTACACCAGCCTGGGCGCCACCTACGGATGCATGACGGCTGCAGCCGCCAATAAGACCTTCGGCTCAGCAGCACAGGTTTTGTCCGAAGCCACCAGCGGCACCCCTTGGGGCGTCACTGGTGCCGGTATTCCTTTGTTGGCCGGTGTGGGAGGCTCCAACCAGTTCGGTAACGACTACATGTATGACGGGGCTCGACCGAATGAGCTTTGTGTGAATTCGGGTGGCAGCTGGGTCAGCGGCGCGTTAGCCGGGGTCTGGGCGCTGGACTTGGGCGCCGTTCGCGCTAGCTCGAGCTACAGCGATGGCTTTCGCTCCGCCTCGTATCTTTGAGGCCTTGAGCGGTAGCGATTAGGCCCTTATCACCATGCAAAAACAGAGCGTCCACGCCGAAGCCTCGCTGCATCGCAAGCTGGTGCTATTTGCCGTGCAGTTGGAGGGCTACCTGGCCCACTTTCCCAACTGCCACAAATACAGCCTGACTCAGAGCATTCGAGTGGCATTTGTGGATGTCTACAACCTGGTGACCGAGGCGCAGAAGCGCTATCACAAGAAAACGACTTTGGTCCAACTGGATATTCGCCATGAGCAGCTTCGCATGCTGCTCAACCTCGCCCACGAGCTGGGTCTGTTTGGCTACAACGCCGGCCGCAAGGATGCATCAGATCCGGGAGACCACCGGCATCTGGTCATCCTGCGCATGGTAGACGAGCTGGGGCGAATGATTGGTGGTTGGGTGAATTTGGAATTCCGTGGCCAGGTGGCCACGGGTTCAGGAATTCGCAGCGATGCTGCGAATGCGGTGGAGGCTTGACATGCTTTGTGTGAATTCGGGTGGCAACTGGAACAACGGCGCGATAGCCGGGGTCTGGGCGCTGAACTTGAACAACGTTCGCGCTAACTCGAACAACAACTATGGCTTTCGCTCCGACTCTGTGCCAAATACGCCTTATGCAGCGTGTGCTGACCGGCAAAGAGGGAGTCTCCGTCGTGCCTTGCGGCGAAATGTTTTGCTTGTGCGCCCTTTGGTAGCGACCGGGGCCCATGTTGGTCTTCACGCGAAGACTGGTTCAGGAGCCTTGACATGAAACGCATTGGCAACCTGTACCCGCGCATTTGCACCATGGACGCATTGCTTTCCGCTTATCGCGCAGCCAGCCGGAACAAGCGCAATCATCGCGCCTGCTTCGAGTTTGGCTGCAACCCGGGCGCGAATCTGGCGGCATTGCACCAGGAACTGAGCGACGGCAGCTATCGCCCACACCCTTGCAATAGGTTCTGGGTGAATGATGGAAGAAAGCCACGCCTGATCGAGGCTCCCGCCTTCAGGGACATGGTGGTGCAGCACGCCGTCTACGCGGTAGCCTATCCCATCTTCGAAGCCCACTACATCAATACCAACTTCGCCTGCCGCATCGGCAAGGGAACGCACGTCGCTGCCGACTGGCTGCAGGCCGCTATCCGTCGCGCACCGCGTACCGACTGGATATTGCATGTAGATGTGCGCAAGTTCTTTTACAGCATCGATCGGGATGTGTTGCAGGTGCTGCTAGCCCGCATCATCAAGTGCGGCGCCATGCTGGATCTGATGAACGCATTTGCGCAGCGCCCAGAGCGCACCGGCGTTCCGATCGGGAACCTGCTCAGCCAGACCTTTGCCAACGTCTACCTCAACAGCCTAGACCAATTCTGCAAGCGCACGCTCAAGATCAAGGATTACGGCCGCTACATGGATGACAGCATCATGCTGGCGCCCGATCGCGCTACCGGCCTAGTGTGGCTGCAGCAGATCCGCACGCACCTGGCGCTGCTGGGCCTGGAGATCAGTCACTTCAGCCTGCACCCCGTGAAGCGCGGCGCCAACTTCTGTGGATTTCGCACTTGGGCACGCGGTCGGTTTGTTCGCCCGCGCATCGTCAGTCAAATCCGTGCAGACGCCCGTAAAGGCCGTCTCGAATCCATTATTTCGCGACTTGGACACGCCAAGCGCACCTGCTCACTCAAACCGCTCTTAACCCACCTGAAAGAAAAACATCATGACCTCTTTACACGCTTACCGAAAAGTTATCGACGCAGTCACCACGCACACACTGCGCCTGCCTGATGCACCCCAGGGAGTACAGGCCGGGCAGGAAGTTGCCACACTGGCCGATGGCCGCACGGTGGTGGCAGTGTTCGATGGCTTCACACTCCCCACAAATCAGCCGAGTTCCATTGCAGCATCCATAGAAACGTTGACTACACCCCTCGCCACGGATCTGCTGGCGGCGATCAAACTGGCCAGCCCGCAAGTGCGTCTGATCAACCAGCGCGTGCAGGATGCGATCGCGCAACGCTACAGCACCGCCGACGAACTCAAGCTGTTGCGTACGGCGCCAAGCACCGAGATGACGGCCTACAACGCCTACGCAGAGGAATGCCGGGCGTGGGGGCGGGCTGAAAAAGCAAAGCTGGGACTGTAATTCCACGGAGAGGACCATGAACTCACTTCTAGCCAAACTCTCAACACTGCTTGACAGTGTGCCGCAACTTCCAGGAGGCGCCTACGTCAACCATTTCGCCTGGGGCGGTGCGCTGGGCGTGCTGATCTCCTACGCGCTGCATCTCCGGTTCCCGTGGCAGTTCAGTTTCCTGATCGCCACGCTGCTGGTCGGTGGGCTGTGCGCTGTGAAGAAGGTCAGCAACTATTTCCCGCCTCAGAGCGAGCCCCTTTCAATGTGCGTTGGCAAGACCGTTGTCACCGCGCTGCTGCCCGCTGTTTTTTACGTGCTGTCGATCTGGAGGTATTGATGGATATTGATCCAAACAAACTCGTGACCGCGCCACTGTTCGCTGGCGTCATGGGCTCGCTGGTAGCGCTGCGTTTTGCGCCTGGCGCGTCGTGGACCGAACGCATTACCAACGTGGTGAGCGGCTCGGCCTGTGCGGGCTTCATTGCGCCAGCGGCGGGCGAATATTTTCACCTTGGCACGGCCTCGATGCTGAGCTTTTTGAGCTTTGCGCTTGGCCTGTTCGGCATGAGCATCGCTGCCGCCGTAATGACGGGCATCAAAGACCTGAAGGTCGGCGAAATTGTCTCGGGGTGGATCAGCAAAGGAGGCACCAAATGATTGACCATTTCAATGGCTTCATGAGCCTATTGCTCGCGTGCGCCACGGGCTGGGCAATCATGTCAAAACGTGTACACGACGGCGTGATTTTCAAAGCCGGACTGATCTGCCTATCGGTAGGTTTTTTGGGTGCAGGCCTTACCTACCTCGAAAACCCGGACAAGCACGCCGAGGCCATCGACGCAGTGCACGCGCTGATATTCGCGGGCCTGTTGATTTGCGGCTTTGGCTACTACCTGCGCACGCGCCGTGGGCAGAGCCGCAGGCTATCGGATTGGATTGACACGGAGACGCAAAAATGACTTGGACATACGAACAGGCAACGGGTCGCCTCATTGACCCTGACGGACACGTCGCGGCCATCGGTTACGCCGGTGGCAACTGCGGCCAGAACCCGGAGGGAAAGAACAACCCGGATGCACAGGACCAGCACAGCATCGGACCACTTCCCCGGGGGGTCTACACCTTCACCAAAGCAGAGAACAGTCCGCACCTGGGGCCGCTGGCCATCATCCTTGAGCCAGATCCTTCGAACGAGATGTTCGGGCGTTCCTTGTTCCGCATGCATGGCGACTCGGCGCTGCATCCGGGTTGCGCGTCTGAGGGCTGCATCATCATGCCGCGCAACGTGCGCGAAGCGGTGTTTGCCAGCGCCGACAAAACCATCACGGTGACGCCATGAGCTGGGTGCTTTGGGGACTGGCGGGCATGGCCGCACTGGTGGCGCTGATCGTTGTCGCAGCGCTGGCACTGACCATCATGTACGGGAGACGGCCATGGTAGGACTCATCCCGTACAAGTGGATCGCGATCGCCGTGGCCATCGTGGCGGCGCTGGCTGGCCTGTGGGCGCTTGAGGCGCACATCGAGGGCATCGGCTACGACAAGGCGGCGCACGTCTACCAGGCCGCGATCGACAATCAAAAAGCGGACGCGTCCGCAACGTTGGCCAGCGAAACCGAGCGCGCCAACAAAACCGAGCGGGCGCTGCAGGAAGTCACCAACACCATCAACCTCAAGGACTCTGACCATGAAAAAACTGTCGCTGATCTGTCTGATCGTCTTCGCCGCGCTGCTGGCCCTGCTGGGCGGCTGCGCGACCCGCACGCCGCCGGATGTGGGCGCGGTGGTGGTGGCTCCACGGCCCAAGCTGCCGGACCTGCCGGTGATCGTCCAGCAGACGCCGCCGAAGCCACCGGGCTTTTATCAGCGGACCTTACTGAACTACTTCAACGGATCACCCGCGACGCCGACCACATCAACGACGCCTACACAAGCTGCCGAGAGCAAGGAATCGCCATAAGGGCGGCGCAATGATTTTGTAGTTGCCTCGACCCCGCAACGTGACCCTGCTGGCTTCGGCCAGCGGGGTTTTTTGTCGTTTGAAAACTACTGGATATTTGACACTGTCAAATAAAAGTCAAATAAGCAAAGAAAAAGCACCTAGCGCAGAAACGCTAAGTGCTTGATTTCATTCGAGTTTTTTGGCTCCTCGACCTGGGCTCGAACCAGGGACCTACGGATTAACAGGCGGCACTACGATCGGACGTGAAACCCGCATGGATACTCAATTCTTGCTTTTGATTGTCAAAAATAATTTGCGAATGGTGAGCGGGTCTAGCTATGGCGCGATGGGTGTTTTGGGTCGCAAACTACTGGATATTTGACAGTCATCCCATCACCACCTGGTTGGTTTGGATCGTGTCGTGCCAGCGCTGCTTGACGTAGATCTCGGTCGTGTCCTTGGTCTCGTGGCCGCAGAGCTGCTGGATCTGCTCGATGGGCACGCCTGACAGCCACATGTCCGTGGCGCCCTTGCCCTTGAGGTCGCGGTAACCAAATGACGGCATGGGCGCGATGCCCTTTGTCGCGTTGATCTTGTTGGCCTTGGCGATGCAGCGTTTGAGCATGGCGCTCAGGCCGTCGTAGGTGTAGGCTTTTCCATTGCGCGTGCGCACGATGTGCTGACGCAGCGGCACCACGTTACCGCTCAAGCCTTTTGTGATGAGAGCATCGAGCGCCGGCGTGGTGGCGATCTTCATCACCTTGCCGGTCTTGCCCTGGCGAAACTTTAGCTTTTGCACCTTGTCTTCGTTGACCAGGATGTCGGTGGTCCAGGTGATGATGTCGCTCTCGGGCCGCTGCAGGGTGCGGTAGGTCAGCTCCATCATCAGGCGCACCGTGGCGGGCGCCACGGCCCACACGTCGCGGTATTCGTCATGCGTGACGTAGCGATCGCGCTTGCTCTCCGGGTTGCGCTTGATGCCGCTGGCGCGCATGCACGGGTTGATCTTGAGGCCTGGCACTTTGCCAGTGCGGATCAGCCAACTGATGCAGCTGCTGAGCGCTGCTTTTTCTCGGTTGGCCGGCACCGGTCTGCCCAGCTCGGCGTTGGTGTCCAGGAAGTCCTGAACGTTGTCGGGATCGACGTCGAGCGGCGTCATTGGCGGCGCGAAGAAGACGCGCAGGGCGCCTGGCTTGGGGTCTTTACCCTTTGGCGTGGTGCCCTTGATGGCGAACGAGTAGTCGTCGTAGGTGCGCTGGGCCAGCGTCTTGGCGGTGACGCGCGCCTGGCAGTTGGCCAGGAACATGTCGAGCCAGTAAACCATGGTGCCAAATTGGCCGTCGGGATCGTTGTAGAGCCGTGCCTTCTGGTTGGCCTCGGCCTTGTTGGTGCCCAGGCGCTCCCAGCGGCCGTCGCGATGCACGTAGTACAGCGCGCCGTGCTGCTGGTACACACGTGGCTCCAGCCCGGTGTCTGCGGATTTGCGTTTGCGGCCCATGGGCGCCATGGTAGCGGGTTTCATTTTTTGGCCTGTTCTACGCTCTATAACTTCAGCGGGCTGACGTTATGTTGCAGGGTGCGGTATAAATTGCGTTATGCCCCTTCATTGAACTACTTCCGATTTCCAGTTTGCACCTATTTCAGGCTTCGCAATGAATGCGGCTGTTCCTTCAAGTCGAGCCACAGCTTCGGCCTGCCCAACTGTTGCGCACATAAATAGCCCGCATAGGCTTGCCATTTTCATCAGCGCATTTGCTGCATCCTCTGTCGTTTCGCAGCCGCAAGCGTTCACATAATCGTGCAGGTGTTTTTTAGCCAGCGCTTCGGCCTCTGCTTGTGTAATCATCGTTTTGTTCTCCGTAGTTAAGACGGGGCATAACCCGTCAATCAACCCGGACTCCGCAAAAGCGCGGAGCCGGTTATTTCTGCGTTATGTGGTGGACGTCGCTCTACCTCTGCCAAACGCCAGTACCAGCGCAGCTCGATCGGGCTTGTTGCGCGTGGCCTGAGCCACAGCGGCCTGGATTTGCTGCAGGCCAGACAGCACGGCCTCGGCGTGCGTGCGCATCACCAGTGGGCGACCGTTGGGCTTGAGCGTGACGGTGAGGCCCATACCGCGCAGGTGGCGCGCCTTGGCGGCGTTGTTGACTAGGCCTTCGCACAGGTCATCGATCTCTTGGTCGGTGTACCAGGGTGTCATGGCTTCACCACCTTAAATTCGATCACCCACACCCACGGATTCAAGTCCCATGATCCGGCGCCGTTGATGGATTCCCACAAGTCCTGGTAGGTGGCCACTGGCCCGTAGCGCGAGTCACGCGGCCGTCCGTGGTGATCTGGATGCAATGTGATGCCCTCGGCCAGTGCATCCTCTGCGCTGATGGACTGCAGCCGCTCCACGCGCACGCCCGTCACCTCAAGCGTGATGCGGCTGGCCCAGCGTGGCATGTGGATGCTCGGACGTTTACGGCACGGCGACTGTCCTGGCTCCCAGTGGTAACGGTCATCCTCGCCAGTTTCTAAACCGGCCTTGATGCAATCTTCGGTCGATTGCTCCCAATATTTCATGGCCACTTCACCGTCACGCCATGGGTCTGGAACCGTCAACCATTCACGGCGTGCACAGTCGCTGGCCATGTAGTCAATTACCAGCTCACCGCCGTCTTCATTCCATGCGCCAATTCTCCAGGCCTCACGCACCCAGAGCTGGTCGCCAGGGCTACCGTATCGGCATGCAAGGCTCACATGGGGCGCCGCTACTGCTAGGTCACCATGCTTTCCGGTCGGGATGTAGGCGTCACCACAATACCTTGGGTCGATCACTGGGGTTGGATTCACGACCCGCCGCGTCTGTGTCTTGCTGCCATCAAGCAGGGCCCGCACCATCGGTGCGCTGAAGAGGATTGGGCTATCTTTCATGCCGCCGCTCCCTTCAATTCCCGCACCACCGTCACCCTACCGCCATCGCTGCGGATCTGAGCGGTGGTGGTGTTGATCGCGCGCAGGAACTCGGCGCGGCTCAGCGATCGGGCCTGGAAGGCGTGCAGATCCGTGAAGGTGTGCACGGCATCGAGCTCGTGGTAATGCAGCACCGTGGGCCGCCAGCCGGTTGGCTGTTTAGCGCGGTTGTAGATGGCCTGCAGCGCGGCCTCGGCGCTGGCCAGGTGTTCGCGCAGGCCGCGTACGACGCCCTGGCGCTCGATGGTGTGGGCCACTGCTAGGCTGCCACTGAGGATGCTCCACTGGCGCTCGGTGGCCACGCCTTCGCGCAGCGCTTTGCTGGCATCGAGCACGGCCTGCAGCACTTCGTCGACGTCGGCCGGCGCGGGCTTGGCGGCCTGGTGCAGGGCGATGGCCAGCGTGTCGGCGGTGGGGTGCCAGCGTGGGCGGCGGGGTTTGCGTGAGCTCATTCGTCGGCGGTGACGCCGTGGTCATTCATGAGCGCCTGGAAGCCTTCGGCCTCTTCAATGGGGTGCACGTCTTCGCGCTGCAGGTTCTCGGAGATCTGGGCGCGCTTGACTTCTTCGTCGCTCATGGCACGCACCATGCAGGGTACTTCGAGCAGGCCGGCGATTTCGGCGGCGCGGTAACGGCGATGTCCGAAGACGATCTGGTACATGGCGCCGTTGGTGGGGCGAACAAGCAAGGGTGAAAGCACACGGCCCTGGGCCTTGATGTCGGCGGCCAGTTCCTGCATGGATGCTTCGTTGAAGATTTTGCGCGGGTTGTAGGGGCTCTCGTCCAGGTGGGTGATGGCGATGTTGGTGATGAGGTTGGGTTTGGTCATGACGTAGTCCTTGTGGCGTGGGTGGAGGGTTGGCTGGTTTTGTCGCGGTAGTGCAAAACGTCACCGATGCGGCTGGGCAGATTGAGAAAGTCTTCGGAGCCGCTGCGTGCGGCGTGGCCGGTTTCGTGGCCGGTGTAAGTACCGTGCGCGCTGGTGTTGGTGATGCGGTCGGGTGCAGCAAGGCGGGGCGCACGTTGCAGAGCCGCGCGGCGCTGGAGGTAGAGGGCCTGCGCGTCGGCAGCGGCCTTGGTTTTGGTTTTACTCATGATGGGCGATCGGTATCGGACATGTTGGAGTCCAGCCACAGCAAAAATAGGATGCAGCACGCGGCGTGCGCGAGGTGGTGCAGATGGGTTTCGGGGTCGCGTGTTTCGCCGCTCCACCAGGCATTGACGTGGCGCATGAGTGCGTCGTAGTAGCGCGTGCGGGCATTGGGCACCTTCTGCCAGTTGCCGGGCGTGTACTTGATGGCGCCCGCTTCTAGGACGCGCACCACGAGCTCGACGGTGCCGTCGGGCAGCAGGCTCCAGCGGGGTTTGCCCGTGTCGTGTTTGATGCCGGAATCTCTCACGCTGCCACCTCGGATTTTTCAGAATTTCGAATGGCGAAGCATGGCGATTTCGATCTGACGGTTTCGCGGAATGCGTCTAGGCTTGGGTAGGTCATGTGCAGCAT